TATCGGCGTTACGTTCGTCCCAGTCCCAGAAATATCACCTTTTATAAAAATCGTTCCGTAAACGTCGGCGTTGACTATCCCGTCCCTGGTCACTCTCAAATCATATTGATAAAGCTGATCGGCCGGAATAAGTTGTGTTTGACCTGGAATTAAATTTACTGCCACGATCTCATTAGGCCAATCATTCCCGTCATCGGTTGATATGACATCCTGATCTATGAGCAAATCGCTATCAGGAGTCTTTCGGCATTGGAATTTGATCGTAACAATCCCGGTATCAATGTCTGGTATATCAGTAAAAACTAATTGAAGATCATCTCCACGATATACCGTTAAATTTACTTCCTGCTTTGGAAAAAGATTTCCATTCATATTACTAAAATCCTCCCGGCATATTCTGTAAGAATCTTCCCTCGTTTTACTCTCAAGTCGTATTGATACAATCCTCTAGGAATATCGGAAGTGATCGAATCAGATAACGACGCCGTGATTATGTTATCATTGACAATTGGCGTAAAGCTTCCAAATAATTTCCCATCTGGTTTATTTTTCATCTGAATATAAATCGAGGCTGTTGCAAGTTGCGAAGATTCGAAAGTCAAATTCCAATCATCGCCAGCCTTGAGAGTATAATTTCTTGTTATCATGATCGCCACTGAGTCCCATCATAAAAAACCCATTGATTAAATGCTGTAGTGGTTATGATATTATTCCCGTTTATCTGTATTGTAAAATTAAGCCCACCACTAGTAGCATAAATCCAAATTGCATTATTTAAAGTATCCGTAACCCCGGTAATGTTTACAGTTGTACCGCCTATTCCAATCAATGAATAAATAACGGCAGGAGTTGCCGGGTTTGTGGTTACTTTTAATTTCAAAGTTGTAAAAGTTTGTGGGCTCGTAAAGGCTCCAGCTATACCGGAATCTAATTGTCCTTTGTTTACGGCATCCCCAGGACTTGAACCGTTTGCAAGATTTACACCTTTGTTAGAATCAAAATCAAGATCTCCTGTCATCGGCAAAGATCCGTCTCTGGACAATTTGGAATCAAGCGCCGCTTGCTCTATGAATTGTGTGTTTTTCACATTCATATTAGTCCCGATTCCATAATAGGCGACTTCGAATTTATTTCCAAGCTGAGCAACATTATTAAACTCATCATTATTCAATATGACAAGCCCTTGTTCTAATCTTTGGAAAAACTCTTCTGTTGCGGGTGCGCCCGTGACTAGTGTATAAGTTGGAGGAGATCCATCGGGAGTATAAACTCCGGCATTATCGACTGTTTCTGTCCTGGTTAAAACTATTGCATGATTGGGATCTGGTATTTCAATCAACCAGAACCCGCGCCGACCGCCTGACCCTGGAATTATAATCACGGTTTGAGGTTCGGCGGTTATTTCTTCGGAAACAAAATTCCCGGTTACAGGATCACGCCGATAGTCAGTAACATATGAACCGGAAGTTATGGAAAATAATTGCAAATCAATAATCATGATTCCCTCAATAATAGTTTGCTAGTTTCAGTTTGGGCCTTGATTCCGGCCATGAAATCCTCAAGAGATCGAATCGTTTCATCGGAAAATTCTATATCAACTACGTTCTTTCTTGCAAGGAAACGATAAGTAATCTTCTTCGTATAGACCGTATATCGTTTCGTGGAATAGTCAAGAATTTGTAGATTGTCCACATAGAAAACTGTATCCGCTACGGTATTATGGAACTGGAATCCGATTTCATTGATCGCGTCCTCGGTATAATTCGTAACGTCGATTTCCAGGCAGAAAAAAGCGTTCGTAGTATTTGCGTAAATTGGTACAAGATTTTCAGTAAACGAAGTTTTGCCGTATCCGAAATTTACATATTGACCTTTCTTGTTTGCATAACCCCATAAGTATATTTTCTTAGGAAAGAAAACTTTATGTGAAATAGTCTTCTTGGTTTCGGTTCCATCACTCGCAACTCCGAGAGAAATCCTCATTGAATAAGCCCCGGTTAAAAGAATGGAATTATTCAGGGCAAGTGCAAAATCAGGATCGGTTGACCATCCTGTCAAAGATTCGAACGTCTCCAGATCATAAACGTAGTCATCAAATTCACTGACAATCGTATAATATCCATGTGGGTAATATCTCATAGCAAGATCTTTCACGGTGACAGAATATTTTGGTTCTTTCTTGTCCAATATGATTTGATCTGCTATGACCTGACAGGTTTCGTCCGAAAAATATCCGGCAACCTCAATATCTTTGTGCATCAATCCATATTTGGCAATACTGGTTGGATCACTTGCCGTTGCGCCTACCGAAGATCCGACTTTTGTCTGATCTAGTTTTGATTTTCCTCTTAAGATATTTACTGAGTTTATAACATTGTTAAGATTGAGTTTTATCTCTGGGTTTTGAACCTGATAGCCTGTATGTAAAACATCCTGAACATCGGTTTCTTTTGGCCTGATAAAAAAATCGTCATACTCATCAACTCCTAAATCAAAAGTGTCACCGAGCATGAGTTTTATATTCTCGAAAGCTTTTTTAATCGTGAGTCCATCCCAGTCAATCTTCCCGCCTCCGAGAGTTTTTCCAGTAGTCTCTATGATCTTATCGGGATTATAATTAATCGGCAAGCTTCCGCAGTACAACCTGACAATCTGATCGAACAAATCAGAAACTAAAACGGCACTATAACCGGACCATTCAACTGGCAAAACAACTATCTGCCCGCCAACTCCCGCCTGGTTTAATCCGGCTACATTTACAACTGTAATTGAACTTGCACCTACTCCGACAATAAAAGCTTGAACATTATTCGAACTATCGACTGCATTTCGAATAATAGCCCACTGATTTAAAACCACTCCAGAAACTGGAGTTGATGTATGGATTGTCATATCCGATCCTGACATCGAAATCGAAGAAATATCCCATTTCAGAGTGTTATCAATTATGCAGTTTTCTAAACGCTTTGCCTGGCCAAATCCTTTGTATTCCTGATATTTTTTCTTTGCGCTTCCTAGTTCAGGAGTATCAAAAATATAACCGTAAAATATTGAATCTAATTCTATCGTGAATTTTGTTTGAGAAAATCTTTGTAATGGAAACTTCGGGACATCATTAAGTTTGAAAGAAAATGATTCACTCCCGTTTGGTGTGCTTGCGAAGATCGCCTCAACAAATTTTGTATTCTGGACATTGATCGGGATGAACGAAAGCAAGGCACCGGATGCCGTTGTGAATTTGATCTGAGACCCTCCAGAACTTCCAGAATCTCCAGCATCAAACTCGTCATATACGGTAAATAATTTCGGTTGCCCCTTGATACGTGTAGACATATTGCCACCATACAACGAATAGCTTTTGTCTACAAACCCGGCCATTAGATATTATACCTCTGTCTGTATGATATTCTAAGCCCCATCTGTGCGCCAGAAGGGCTTTGGTATTTTAGGACATTGTCGCCATTGCGAAAATCAAAAAACCCTCCGGCACTCATCATAAGAGGATTAAAGTTTCCATCCATGTCAATGAGCCCTTCGACGTTATCAATAGTTATGACTTTATCTGTCACAAAACCGAGTTCCTGAATTCGCATGTTTTGACCAGTCGTCATATTAATCAAAGCAAAATCCGTATTTGTTGCCAGGCTAATACAATAAAAGATTGGTTTGGTCTCTATACAAACAAGATCACACTGGACGGTCAATGTATCATTATTCGAGAGCGTAGTTTGTGCGATTTCGGTTGGTTGCGCCGATTCCCAAAGCCCGTCTAAAAGCTCCAATTCTAGGGAGTTATCAATTGCAATAAGTTTCTCAAGCCCCTGTTTCCAATTCGGGTCTAAAGAATTTAGCCGAACTCTACACCGTATATTCGAATTGAGATCTATTAAATAAAACGGCTCATCTCGAACTACAAAGAAAGAAGCAATACGATTAAAGACATAACGAAAGTCTACTTGTAATTTTTTGATAACATCAAACTTGAAAGACATCTTTCGGGATGAAAACTTTCCATCTCCTTGCCCGACGGCTCCATATTGTGCATATCTATCAAGTAATTCATTCTTGACCTGCAATTTGATAGGCTCATCTTTGTAGGTTCTTTCAGTGAGTGAAAGGAAGTCGCCGTTTTTATTTTGTACAACAAAGCTCATACAGAAATAATTCTCCCTTGAACTCGTTTGAAAATTTCATAACTCACTTTGTCTGCAATGTCTTCAACGTTAGTTGCCTGGGTATATACGTTTATTGTGTTACCCTTGAACTCCATGACGTTCCCGAGTTTATTATTTGAAAGCGCGCTTCTCAGATCTGAAGTAGTCGATTTATCAATGACCACCTCCCCAGGCGTCAACATGGCCGGAACCGTGTCCATATTTCCAGATCCTGGAACCATCCCGCCAGAGTTCATGAATATTGGCGGGGGTGGGTATTGTTGCGCCCCAATAGCTGACATGGTCGTCATTCCTGCCCCAACTGCAAGGCCAGACATTAACCCAAACATTGCGCCACCTGCTATAAGCCCGACAGGCCCCATAGTTGCAATCATCATTGCCCAACCCTGTATAGCATTCATAATGGTCATGGCCATTGCTATTTGGGCTTGGGCCATTTGCGCCCTTTTATTTGCCTCAAAAGCGGATCGACCTATGATCCATTCGAGCATTGCGGACTTTTTGCGAACGTCGTCTTTTTTATCCTGAGCCGCTTTCTCGGTGGCGGCCTTTCTTTCCTCTAATTGCGTTCTTTGTGCTTCGATTTTCTCCTGTTGCGCAAGAAATTCTTTATCTTTCTTTTTTTCCTTCTCGTCATTTTCGAGTTTGTTTTTATCAACATCTCGTTTCTTTTTTTCCTCATATTGAGTTCGCAAACTATCTATAGATTGAAGCCTATCATTTTCGATCTGATCTGTGATTATTGCTTGTTCTTGTTGACTGGAAGTATTTGCAAGAAGCGAATCAAGGCGGGTTTGATATTCTGCATTCAGCCTTTCGACATCCTGATTAAATGCCTCATCATAAAAAGCCGTTCTTTCGTTTAGATATTCTTCCTCTTGTCGTCTTCTTTCCTCAAGAGATTCTTTCTGTAATCGTTCAATTTCTTTATTCTTAGCGTCTATTGCCTCAAGCTCCGAATCAATCCCGGCTTGAGTTGCCGCTAGTTCAGCATCAATATATTTTCCATATCCGGCAGCCATGAATTCAAGATTTTGTTTATTGTTTTGAAGCTGAACATTTTTCATTTGCGCTTGAGCGTTAAGAAGTGCGACAAATTGTTGACCGATTGCCTGGACTCCGTTTTTAACTGCCTCAAGCCCATGGGCAAAAGCGGCTAACATATTGCCATCAAAGATCTGCTCTGCCATTCTCTGCCATGACTTACCAATGTTATCAACTGTAGAATAAAATTGATTAGAAATCCCTTCGAAAGGATTTTTTTCTTTAGGAGTATCTTCTATGGCCTTATTCAGATCATCGGTTGCTTTTTTTTGTTGTTTTAAGACTGGTATAGTTGAAGATTTTTTATTCGAATCAGCTTCTTTTTGCTTTTGATTGGTTTCGTCTATCGTATCTCGTAAGGCTTTTATTCGCTCTCTTACAAGTTCTATATTTACTCGATCCTGCCCAACAAGCCCGCTTGTAATTAATTGATCTTGGCTAAGGTTGGTGCCTTTTGCGGCCTCCGCTAATACGCTTCTATCGGTTTTTGATAATAGTAATTTATTATTTATACGTTCGGCTTGTGCTGATAGCCTTTCCATGGCTGCTAATTGGTTGCGAAAGAATTCTACATTATTCCCGCCATATTGTTTTACTGCTTCAAAGGATTGGTTATTCATTTCAACGGCAAGTTTTTCTCTTTCTGCTTGGATCTTATTCATTGCCAAAAGAATTGCAGCCAAGCCTGCCGTTACTAATCCGATAGGTCCAAGCATCCCATGAAGTGACAAGCCCATTGCACTTGCAAGGGCCGGGAATAGTCGCATAGCTGCTATAAGCCCATTTCCTCCAGCAATCAAAACGACAGCGGCTCCAAGTGCGGCCGTGACTTGGACAATTGTTCTAGCCAAAGCCGGGTTTTCATTTCTCCATTGTGCTATTGCGGAAATTCCATCTGACAAAGATGATATGAACATTTTAGACACCGGCAATAATTCGTTTCCGATTATTTTCTTGAGCGCATCCATCGCATCGCCAAGGTTTGAAATCCTCCCCTCAAGAGTTGCACTGACAGCGGCCATAGATCCGGCGACTCCATCCATTGCACCGAAATCCAATAGAGCCTTTTTGATTTCTTCGGCACTCATACCGATATTTTTTGTTATGCCCTTGAACTCTAAGGCTACCTGGTCGCCATTCTTAGAGGCCAAAATCCCAAACTCCCTGAGCCTCTCGAATTCTCCGCTTGTCGCGTCAAGCACCGCTTCTGTAAATTGATCGAAAGATTTTCCCTGGGAAGCTGCTATGTCTCCGAACTTTATTAATTCGTCTTGAGTAGGTTTAATACCTCGGTTAACAAATTTTATATAAGCCTCAGTCAATTCAGTCACTGCAAAAGGTGTTTTGGCTGCGACTTCCTCAATATCTCTCATGGCCTGTTCGGCGCCTTTCTGCGTTCCCAATGCAACCTTTAAAACTGCAAGATATTTCTCGAATTGTCCGGCCATTCCTACAACGGATTTTCCTAGATTCGAAATGCCTCCAATCAAAGCCGATGAGGCAAGAACAGAAACGGAGTCTTCTAAAATATCAAACTTGCCCTTCGTTTCTTCTACCGCTTTACCAAGTTTTTTTGTTTCTTCTGAAGCTTTGCCTAAAGATTTTGCTGCGCTGGTTTCGAATTGCGTAAAGGCTCGCATCCCTGTACTAGAGATTTGAGTCATTGTTCCGGTCATATCTCGACCGAATTTTTGAGCGTTTGAATTTGCCTGGTCAGTATTTAAAACCAAGCTTGCATATATTGACCCTACACTAGGCATTATCTACCGAACTCCTGATAGATTTTTTTCCAGCTTTTATCAACTTCTACGGATTCGGTTTTCTTGAATTCTTGATCTGGGGTGAGGTCTAAAAGTCTGCTTATTTCGAGTTGCATTTTTCCGATCCTCCCTTCCACTTTTTCGCCAGTAGCGTTTGATCCTATGGCAGTATATAATAAAAACCTAATATCTTTTTCCTGGTTGTGAGCGTCTATGATCCGAGAATAGGCGATATATCGAAGAAAATTCCAGGATTTTATTTCTTCTTTCGTGAACCCCGCTTCACGGAATTTGATTTCAGACCGGAATCTTGCAATCCTTGACTCAGCATCGGAGTATTTTTTTTTACGCTTCCATTCATTACACTGATGATTTCATAAAACATTTCTCTTGTCTGAGAAACCGGGATCATGGCAAATATTTCTTTCCACTTGGTTTCATATTCGATAACACAAAGTTTCCAAATAGCCTCAAAGATCTTTGCAGCCTTGAGGCCTGCTTCCCCTTGCTCTTTTTCTGTAAGCCCTGCTTGAGCAAACTTCTCATAAAGTGGGGCAAGTTGATCTTCATAGACCGCAAGATCCATAACTTTTTGAGTTGACAACGGATAAACGGGGATCTTGTGAGATACCCCGTTTAATGTCAGATCAAAATAGTAGTTTTCTGTATTAACTACCATGTACTAGAACATCCCTTCAGGGAAGTAGAATAGAGATTTTCCGTTAAGCTTGTGATCTTCGGAACGATAGCATGTGAACATCGTCTTCATGTACCGTTGAGAGCTGGAGTCATACTTGGACTCCGCGTCAACCATCGGAACCGATCTTGGAAAGTGGATCGTATCGAAAGGATCTGTAGACTCAACGTCGCCAACGATCCGAACGCATGTGAGTTGATCTTCTACCTCGGAATCAAGTTCGCCGATTGCCACACCAAAACCGAAACCAGTGATAAGACCTTCATCGTCTCTCTGAATTTCGAAACCTTGTTTGGTTGCTTCTTGCCTTTCCAGGGAAGCCTGAGCAAGTCCCATCTCGATTGTGACCTCCCCCCCTGTGACAGCTTTATCGGCCGCACTGTCTCCATACTGGGAATATTTCAGGTCAGCTTTTTTGACCGACTCTTTGATTGTGACCGCATCCACCCCGCCAAGAAAAATTGCAGTGAATTTCCTGTAATCTTCAGTAGCTCCTGCGACAAGAGTCCCGGCATCAATCGTGACCTCAGTAGCGGAAACGATTTCCAGGACCTTTGCCATATACACAGTACCTGAAACGGTAGTTGCAATATAATCACCTACAACCAGTTCGTCATCAAAAGCCGTGCTTGTTCCGGTGACAGTGGTAGTATATGGGAGTAAATCTTCTCCAGCGGCTACAGCGTCAAATTCTTCGACAACCTCAAGCACAGTATTAGAAATAATTCTTTTAATCTTTGCAACGACAGTATCAATCTTAACATATTGCCCGACAGACACATCCGCCGTGAATGATGTCCCGGTCCCGGTTACAGTTGATTTTCCTCTCCCGAGAACAGGATCAAGTGCAACAGTCCCTGTGATAGCAGTTCCGATAGTTGAAATAGTCCCGGATAAGTTGTCTTGTGCCTTGGTTCTGTAATACACGTTACAGGGACCGAGGCGGAGGTTTGGCCCACCAAAAAAAGAACTCCCGGAAGTCCCTGGAATAGCGATATAACCAAGAATTGGAAGACTTGTCAAAAGAACTGCCTCCAATTCCTGGAACCCGAAATAGTGACTTGCGAACATCGCAAATACAGCGAAGGCAAAAGCGAAAGTCTTTAGATACATCTTCATTCTTGTGTTTCTCCTAATTGGTAAATTATTTCCAAATTAAATGAATGCTGAAATAACCCGTTCCCTACATTTCCAAGAGGTTGCGGGAGTGTGTTAGATTTTATTTTGATTATCTTTATGCCAGATAAAGTATAATCATATAATTCCTTGACCTTATTCAAAACGGCTATTGCGTAAACGTGGCTCTGATCGCTGTTTACAGATTGAGTAAGGATCTGTATTTCCGGTTGCGCGTTCTGATCGAAGACCGAATAAGTCCCGCCATTATCATAAACAAGTATGAATTTTTGCGGGAGGTCTTGAGCCATTGGCCCTTTTTTTATGATAGATTTATATTCTGGCAGAGCAGTCTGTAAATATGTAGTCAGAACAGATTGAAGGTCAAGAATTTCTGTATTCATTCAAGAGCCTCATTAAAAAAAGCCTGCCAAAGTTCCTTGTACTTCTTTGCAAACCTTGTCAGTTTAGATGAAAGAAATTTACGACCTACTTTTTTATCGTTCTTTCTTCCGAGAGTTAGAACAGTCCCTTTATCCGAGATGCCTTCATGTTGAACGAAAGCATACGGCGCGTTGAATCCAACTCTAGTTTCCCCTTTTGTAAATAGATTCGAATCCGGTGGAAGTGTCTGCCCTCCTACTCCAGGATTTTCAAAAAGAACCTTACTATTTTGCATAATTGAATGAGCGCCGCGAAGGTGTCCGGTGTCAATCGGCGGGGTAGGTGAAACCGTAAGTGTGTCTTTGATAACTCTCTCAGCTACATGATATGATGCGGTATCTCTGGCTTTATTTATTGCCTCAATAGTTTTTCCGACAATGTTTTGGATGTCTTTTGGTGCAAAGTTTACGGAAAAATTCAAATCAAGACCTCCGTATGATGTAAAACACCGTCGTCATCTTTTGCGGCATAGATGGAAATTAGTTCAAACTCTTTGTTTCCATGAACGACCTTTTCCCCGTCCTCGATCTTCGGGTCTATGTCAAAAAATATCTTTCTGCTTGATAACGTCTGAGAGCCAAACTGTCCGAATTGGTTTTGAACTGTTTTTATAAACGATTGATCGCGCCGAGCCTCTACCTGTCTATCGGTATAGTTTTCGGTATTGGCTCCAAGATCATCTTTTACGTATTTACGGAATATAATTTTCATGCTGCTAGAGCCTCCGTTCTACGTTTGGCCTCGCGCTCACGTCTCGCGTTTATACCGTCAATCGCTCCGGATAATTGATCTTTCTCGGCCCTGGTTAAAGGATACGGGGCAAGTCTATGCTGGCAATTTACGTGATATACGGGGCGATTGGTTGCAAGAGGTGCTACTCCGGCAGAGATAAGATCTTTGTTTGTCGTAAGGATCTGGTTTTCGTGTGGGATACATATCGGCGTTTTGGTCGAATGCGCTGTAACCTGGAAACAATCCGTTCCGTTGTATTGCGCTTGCTCGATTGTTCCGATGACCTGAGCGTCACCGAGTCGCGTTCTGGCTACCAATTCGGCGTAGGTATCAATACGATAATTTATGATTTTTCCTGAACTTGTCTTGATGGGAATTAAATTCCCTTTGCCATATAATTCAGTAAGTTCTTTTATTAATTCTTTTTTGGCTCCGTAAACCGTGCCTTTTGAAGTCAACCCTTGCGCTACAGCTTTTGAAATCGTTTCTTCGCTAGCAAGAAGTTGTTTCGTAAGTTTGAAATATCTTGATGCTCCGGCTCTTGCGCCGTCCAGTCCGGACGAGTAGTCTCCAAGCATGTCTTTTATGAGAACATTCAGGGCCTTTGAATCGACGTTAATCAAGCCATTCGAAAGAGCATTGTATCTATTGAGTAATTCGGCTGTGACTTCCATGCCGACTTTATAGCCAGAGATCATGGCGACAGGTGTATAAGTTGCAAGAATATGATCTATATCATTGATAAGCTTTTTAATTGCCGATTCTATGGAATTCAGAAAAGCTTCCGTTATATCCGGGTCTGAGGTATAGCCAAGATCCGAGAGAAGGGCTGAATTATTTTGGAGAATTGGCGCAAGAATCTCGTCAATTTTATTCACCGATCCGGAAAGAAGTTCTCTCAAGATTTCTATTTGTCTTCGGACTGCTTTTAAAAGAGCCTCGTCAACTGCCTTTAAATCTTCCTCAGTTATAGCCATATCTTGAGCCCCCAAATAACAGTCTGGTAACTCTCTGGGTTTAATATTGGCAATTCTCCAACGGGAGAGGCCCCGCGCGAGATTTGGAAAGTCCGATTAAAATGTGTATAAGCTTTCATGAAGTTATTTACTTCTCTTGAAAACTCATTCTTATTTTTGTCGGAAGACTCTCCGTAAGTGAAAGACATATCTCCTATTGAGTAGGCTTTTATTCCGGCTTGGATATTTTCGGCGTGTCTGTTTTTAGGATTAGATTTTAGATTTAATGCGTTTAGAGATTGTGCGTTTATGAGGTTTATACTTTCCTCATCCGCTGGGATATTGAAAAACGTAGAAGAAACTAATTGATTGTAAGACGAAGTAAGAAGTTTTATTTTCTCCAGGTAAACGGCAGCGCGTTCCATCGCTTGACCGGATGTCAGCTTATAACCAATAGAGCCTTCACCGACTTCCGCATTAGGGTAGACTGAAATATGAGTATCGTCAGTAATAATCTTGACTTGTAGGATGTTGTTATCAACGTCAATATAATCTCCGACAACTAAAGAGGTTGTAAATGTCGTTCCAGTTCCAACGAGAAGATTCGCATCACTTCCCTGGGATATAGTCCCGGCGATCTTTGGAGCCTTGGACACAAAAGACCAATTGGCGTTATCATGCCAGAGATATAAAAAATCATCTGCCTGTTTAATTGTGGCCCATCCGATTTTCATTCACAAACCACCAAATAAAGAACTTCAATAGGACGTGTTTCGGATCCGGGATCAAAATTAATTGAAGAAATTATATTCGTTTTGTCTCTTTTAATGAGAGCAAATCCAAACATAGAAAAACTTTCCGTTCCAGAAGGATCAAGGACAAGAGTGCAATCTATTTTCGCCAAGTCCCCGGAAACCACTGCCGGATCGGTATCGTTATCTGTGGTGTAACGTGCTAGGATAGCGATCATGGAAACATTTTCTCGGTCCGTTAAATCAATATCCAAATCAGATCCGGCCAAGATTTTCTTTCCAGGCAATTCCCCTTCACTGGCAAGAAATTCCAAAACTATCTCAGGAATCATTCTTACGCCAAGTGATTCAAAATTAATTGTTGCTTCTATCGGAGTTGCAAGACTCAAAGTGTTTCCTCCGAGAATTGAAACTCGGCCGGGTATTGGTGTTTTAAAACCTCAATACCTCCGAGTAAAAATTCAAAAGCAGGGTTTACGGATTCGGATTGCTTGGCCTCGACAAAAAGCCTTCCTGATTTAACGGAATACTTTTCGACAAGGCCGCGTTTATCCAAAAAAATAAATAGCGATTGTGCAAGTGCCGAAACAGCCGAACAAAGAATATTCTTTCCAGGTAAACCGAAAGCCTTCGAAGCATGACCTTCGACTTTTAACTGAGAATAATTACCGTTGACTTTCCGGACTTGCACTTGTATCACTTAATCACACCCCAACATGCACCGACTAAACTTGATCCGGTCCCGTTGGCGTTACCAACTATTTGCAAACCTTTAGCAGTTGTACCACCAGAAGACTTGCAGAAAGCAGCTTCAAGTGCAGCACTATCAGACCAAGGCCCGTGAACCTCGTTTCCGTCCAGCGCCGAAGCGGTGAGAGTAACAAAATCAACTGGAGTTCCGTTTGTGTCTTGAATTTTAACGCTTGCAGTTGTACCCCAATCGGTAGCACCATCGACCTTCAAGATATAGCCTTGCAGATAAACTTTTTTTCCGGCAGGGACATCCGCATCATCAATGATACTGACGGGAGTTGCAGCTGCCGCACTTGTCAAAGTGAAAGTTGCATGGAAAGGAATTTCCGTAAGTTTCGCAGGTTCAACTGTGGAATCTTTTAATTTCCCACCGTTGATCGCGTCATCTTCGAATTTATCATCAACGGTTGTTTCATCGAAAAAATCATCTTCGAAAACTGCTCTACCATCGGAGTCAGCCGTAAGCGCGTCAGCTGTTAAGCCAACGACTCCGGCTTTTACCGAGAGTGTGTGATCGTCTGACAGTTCAAGAGTATCAGTGTCAATCGCATCAATACGAACTAAGTTTACGAACAATTGGAGATCTATAGAATATTTCATTTATCCCCCTTGGGGTTTTCTTCGTCTTTCTTGTTCTTGCCTCTTTTTGGCTTTTCCCCTTCTTCCTTGCTCTCGCCTTCTTCTGGTTCTGAGTCTGGTTTGGTTTTGGAAAATCTCGGATCTTCCAAAAGAGATTCAATATCCTCCGCAACTGCGAGAATCCGAATGATGCCGGCTTTAACTGTTTTGTAAATTTCTACCAACTTCATGCTGTAACTACCTTTTGGATTCTTCGATTGTCTACGATGACCCCACCAAAGAGGATGTCCATTTGTACTGTCTTGCCAAGTTTGCCGTCATGGAAAACGGAAATCCTGATCGGAATGCCACGATAGTTTACAACCGAGGTTGCAACGCCCGGGATGTTCATATCGTAAGGACGAGACGCGAAAGCAAAAGCATTTTGAGTAAATGCCAACATAGAACGAGTGGCCACAAAAGTGATTGCAGCATCATCTGCAATAGTCGCATCCAACGCAGGGAGGAAAGTGATCCCGGTTGTGTCAGACGTGGTTGTCGTGGTTGACTGGACGGTGTATTTTGCGGAAGATCCTGCAACGGTAAACACGTCCCCTTTTCTGATCGGATTGGCATCGTCATTGAAACCGTCAACAACCATAGTTGTGTCCCCGGAAACATAACCGGCCCCATGGTTTACTGCCCCTACCAGGTCGGCAGGAGTGTATTTCGAGATAGCATTGTCTTCATAAAACTTGAAGCCATATCTGTCAGTAATCATCCCGTCCAGGATCACGTCTGTTCTGGTTGTTATATTTGCCTGAGAAAAAGCAGCCAGTTTCATGAGCGTTCCGAAATCATCCGGTGCGCCGACGATAGCCCGATTAGGGCCAATCTTTCGATTGGAAAGAGCCGTCCTCGCGTCGATAATGCTCGATTCAGTTAAACCAGAAACGGCATACACGAGATAAGGGGAGGCAATCATTTTATTGTAAATATACGTATCAACGGCCGCAAGGATTGCTTCGGCTGCCGGTTTGCCCCACTCAGTAACGAGGTCATAGGCAGAGAGGGAAGTTTCTTTTCCTGTCAGATTAAACGTCACTCTCTTAGATCCATCCAATTCAACGGCAACGGCTGTTTGGGTGGTATCGGTAGGTGTGAGGGAATCTCCAGGAGTCCAATCGGAAGCGGAAAAGGACGGCGCAATCATAACGTTCACTTTGTCGCCTTTGTTGGCTACAAGGTTTTCGTAGTCCCTAGAAACAAGAGATTGCAGGTAGTAAGCCCCTTTATCGAGCGCATCAAAAGAAGCCGCCCAGAATTCAGGGTATGAAACATCAACGGATGTATTGCCGAATAATTGTAGGAAGATGAAATATTTTTTCATCGGGTTCTCCAGAAATAAGATTTTTAGATCTCATATCGGAGAGAAGCCCCGAAAATTGGCCTGTATCGTAGACCGGGCGAAGGGGTTGATCTCAGGGAGTTTTCAAGGCTCCCTATTCAGATTTGCATAACCAAATCTTAGATCAGAAACTATTTTTCACATATCAAAAACTTGTCAAGCAAAATTAATCAACAAGTCGAACATTTTCGCGTTTAAGAAGTTTTTCATTATACTCTTTTTGCAAGGTAGGATTGGAAGACATTTCTTTCCGGCTGTAAATCAGCCCACCGCGTCCATCTGACCGCCCGCCCTGGGAAGAAGTTGCACCGCCAGGGATGAGATTATTTTTCAACTGGTTTGCATGTTTAGGATCGGCAAGATAAATCTCAGCGTATTCTCTCGGAGAAAGTTCCCTCTCTGTCCCGTCGATCTTGGCAATAAAAATAGTGACTTCATTCCCGTCGATTTCTTTGACTTGAGGATTGCCGGTCATTTTCATGAGGGCCATTGTTTGTTCGGCATCCCAAACCGGGAACCCGGAAAGGGCCGTATAAATATCCGAATTGATAATCTTTTGATGAAGTTTGGAAGCAATCGCGTCTTTTTCCTGTTTTGTTTTCCCAAGTTCGTCAGAAAGTTTCTTTGTACTACGATCAAGTTCTTTCTTGAGCCGATCCTCATTGGAAAGTTGAGCCTCGTTCAATTTCTCCAGGGCTGCTTCTTTTTCGGCAAGTGTCAGATTTGTATTGCTTATAATTTCATCACGTTTGGCAATTTCGGATTTATATTTCCCTTCGATCTCTTTTTGTGTGGCCCCGCGAGTCGTGGAAATAAAATGTCCGATAGATTTTTCGACGTCCTTATGTACTATGATTTCTTTTTTTGTCACCGGATCAGTGATTTTGACGTGATCTGCCGGGATCTCTACAACTCCGGCAGTTCCTTCCTCTGCGAATAATTGCAGGTCTATGTATTTTTTTCCTGGTTTCTTTTTTGGTGTTTTCATGTGCTTTCCTCTAGTCCAAGATCTCCAAATTTTACAGGAGTCCCAGGCTTATTATGATTCTGTGATATATAGTCAAATAATAACTTACTCTCGATCTTATTAAAGTCCTGATCCTTGATAGACGAAAAAAAATGTATGCCGGAAATTGTTCTTACAGTTTCTGTCAAGTCCTCATCCAAACGCGTTTTGTATAATTCTATAAGTTCTTTTCTGTTATAAATCGGAGTTTCTTCAAAAAAGACTCTTGCGATCACTCCCTCGGAAACTTGAATAATATCCGTTTTGTCGCTCACGGCATCAAGGCTCCTATCGTGGAAGTTGTAGTTTCACTGGCTGCGTCAATATCGGAATCCATCGTTTTTAAATCTTCGGCGTTTTCGTCATCGAAAACCTCTCGGACTATTTTTTTAGCCAAAGCCTTTTTGACCTTTGGATATGGCAGAGAATCATAAGTATCGAGAAGTTGTTTAAACTTTTCTTGTGCTTGCGCCGAATCAAAGTCAATGTCATATTCAATATTTATTTCTTCCGGCTTGAGGGATTTTCCTTCCCATAACCCGGCAAATCGAACAATATTTCGTTCCATTGTTTCAATGGCATTTTTTCCCATTGTTATCAGGGATTTGGTTTTCATAAAATCGAGTGATTTTGCATAACCAGACTGAGCAAAAACTTTTTGCATTTCTTCATCTATCCCGATTTTGGCCCGTTGTTTACGTCGATTCGATTCGATCTTTCTATCTATAGTCTCAACATCGGAAATATCCGGACCATCAAAATATGGCTTCTGTGAAAGGCTACCATCAAAAGGGATTGCCAATAAAGAAGAAATTTCGCCCTCAATTAAATCTTTCGGGACTCCATGCGATCCCTGGACAGGATAAAACAAAACGCGAAAGACAGCATTAAACATAAGTTCGTCTTGTTCAGATGCAAGGTTATAATTTTGCCGATCCATTAAAGCAATGTCTTCAAAAGGCGAGTCTGAGATAAGATCATCGTCAATATCTTTCCAAAGAACGAAACAACCCGGGATCTCCCCGAAATTTGTTGCCTGCTCATTGACTAAAATCTGTTCGCCTTTTTCGTTTTTTTCAAAGTCCTGATATGAGTTCGGCTTCCATAGACGGTATCTTGTAATTTCTTTCGGCTCTGACATCGGGTCCGAGTTGTCGCAATATGAATTGTCAAGTAAAATCCAATTCAAAACGCCATTATCACTAATGTTAAAATCCCGGATCTTGAAAGGTTCGTACATGATACAGTACGGATTCAGCCCAATAGCCTTCCTGTCTGCTAGGGTCTTGATCTGCGAAGGGTCGTAATTCGGAGAGTCCACTAAAACAAACATTGTATAAAGGAGTGATTGAACTGACATTTGCCTGGAGAATTGATCTAATGGCCTGCCTCTATATGCAGAATCAATAATGTACTGAAACTCTTTTGGAACTTCTCTTTTGACTGGCTGAATAAACGGGAACCCGGCTAAGGTATCGGCTAGAGGCTGGGTATTGTTTTCGAAAACTGATCTAATGATCCTGTCTTTATAGGATTTTTCGCCCTCTCGGATGAAACGGAATAAATTTCCTGACATCCGGTATTCGTCCCCTCCCTTGTAGGATTTATTGATAAGAGTCCATATATTTTGCTTTGTAGCTAATCCTTTATGTCGGCGGGAAAATATCAGATCCATGATTTTGAATCCATATAAAACGTATCCTTGAATTTGTCAAATAGTATTTTCATCGCGCTCTTATTGCCTGGAATTTGAACCCTCCTGCCATGCCTATCAATTCCACTGCTATGTACCGCAAAGTGTCAACGCAGTCATCAACGTCTTTTATAACCAGCCTGTCTTTTGATCGCTTGCCAGACATGGCATTGTCGGCCCAACGATAGGAATAAAACTCACTTATTAAATTCGAGCATGATCGAAAGATCTTTATTCTCGGACGCTTCCCATCGGAAAAATCTAGTAAATCTATCACATGATCTATGCCGGCCAAAACCTCTTTATTGGCTTTGTCTGTAAAGACCCCGTTTTCCCAGAGCGTGGCCCGGTCTTCAGCGTCGTGGTCTGCAACCGTTTTCGAATATAGCTCGTTTGCAAACTTCCATGCCTCGGAGCTATTTCTTTTTTCTTCCGGCAAGTCCAGGATGGATAATTTCTTTATCTCTTCCGAGTGTGCCCGAACTGTGATTTTCTCCCGTACATACTCCCGGTAAAAATAAATACAATCGCTTACGGGATCATACGCCGCCCAGAGACACACAAATGGGTGAGTATATCCAAAGTCGATACCACGCATTTTTTTCCAGGTCGCCGGAATTTGAAAATCATCAACCACATGAACGCTCTCATCAAACCCAGAATAGACAAGACCTTCCAGGGAACCATATTCGCCTTTCAGGAATCGAAGCTTTTTCCCAGGTGAGAGATTTTCCAGGATCTGAATATAACCAGGCGAAAGGTTTTGGATATTGTCATAAGGTGAAAAGTGGAGATTCGAGAATTGCACAAAGTCGGCCCTGGGCTGTAAGGTCATCGGGTCGAGTCCCCTATGGAATAGTAAATAATCCCAGTGTTTGATCGTAAGTGGGTTAAGATCGCATATCAGTTTAAGCGGGATCATGCGCCCGTCTTTTGCCTTTGCCGTATCGTTCAACCGAGTAAACAAATCCTCAATCACTGAGTATTTATTTTCGTTGGCTTCATTGATAAAGATTGTACCATACTCGGAAGACAAAATAGAGGAGATTGACGACGGCTCTAATCCTCCAAGTCGAACGATTGAACCGTTTTTATATTCTATAACTCCTTCATTCTCTTTGATTTTGCAGAGTCCTAAATCCTCGTCTTTGCGGAATTCCGGGAGCATCGTTTGTAGCCAGATAGTTTTTTTGGCATTGGCGAAACTATACCGGCAAACCAAGTGCTTGGATTTTGGATAGATTAAAGCCCGAAGTCGGATAAATCGTATTGAGAGATATGTTTTCCCGGACCGACTCCCGCCCCAAAATAGGTAGTATTTTTTGTCAGGATTCTTTAATTGATTAAGGGCAGTAAGTTGTTTCTGATTTTTGGAATAGTCGATTTTGTCAATAACATTCAAAGCAAAATACTCAAATATCCCTTGGAAGTTTTGAGAGTCATAAACGGCGAAATATATTTATTTCTTAACTGGCAATAAAGCAATGTCGGTTTTTCTTGACTATATCTATACCCTAGCCAAAATAAAAAAGGGAATCGAAACCATGTAGTTTTTTCTTGAGAATACCTCTCGGTTTTTGGCGGGAGACTATCAGCACAATCTTTCCCGAATTCTTCAAAGTCCATCTTCTTCCTTCCCGAATATTAAATTGACATCGCCGGAATGCTCCACTTTTTCCGTTAGGATATTAAGATATTTACCCATCAATTCCAGAGATTTATCCTTTGAGTGAAGCTTGAATTCCCTGGTTGTCCTTGATCCGGATTCTCCCTCCGAGTGAGTGACCTTGTATTCTTTGACCGCTCCCGGATTCGTTTTTGAAACTTTTTCAAGATCAATGTCCCCGTCCTCGTCAATATAATCAGAGATCCTGGAAAATCCGATTGCCTGGATTTCGTTCACGAATTTCTTTTCAAGCGTCTTTCTGCCAGCCTTAAGAGACAGGTCTATGAGCCGGTCAATCTCTTCTTGAACCCGAGGGTTTCCGAGGAGTGCAGCCCCACTAGTATCGGCAGTTGCATGTGAACATTTATAAATTTCTTGATAAGCCCTTGTAGCGTTAAAATCTTTACAATATTCGATTGCAAATAATTTATGTTTCGGGTTAAATTCTGATTTCTTTTTGCGTTTTGGCTTCGCTTTTGTTGACATCCGATGTTATTTTTCAGATTAGTCAAGTTTTGTCAAGTCTAATATTCTGTGAGACTCTTGCCGGTTCTCTTGTTTTTCGGGTGCATCTCATTTGCCACAAAAGAAGATTTCTCCCGCCTCTCTGTAAATCATCAAATCAATAAGCCTGGTTTTGAGATCTGCGATAGTGCAAGAGGCTATTTTATACGTAAGTTTTTGAGACGTGGAAACGTGATTTTTCTTTCAGAGTCCAGAGAAAGCCTGATCGGGCGAGGTCAGATCTATTCCTATGGATCTGATATGATCGTTTATACTTTTGGTTTTAGTTGTATGGATGGTGGCTATGCCTTTTTTATTGACCACGCCTATGACCGGTTTTCGGACGGGACGAGTCTTCGGCATCTCAAGATGACGTCTTTCGACGTTTTGAAATCTTATTTTTGGCAGGTTGACGAGCAGGTTTTAAAGGCGGTTCATTGATTTTTAACTCTACCTCAAAACCAATTATGCTGCCTTTTTTGTTTCGGACTGGCCTGGTTGTCCGAAAAATGGCACCGTCTTTTTTCGCGCTCATCCTGTAATTGACCTCGGAAATTCTTCACAAGCTTCCTCTGGTATTATGTAACCAAAGGTTTTTTCAAATTCTATTGCCAAGCATCGCAATTTATATAAAGTGCCAAAATAAAGACTATTGTCATCTTTTTCAAAATAAATGCGTTCTTGTCCCTCAGATATCACAGGTTCTCTTGACCATAGATCAATATTATCACTCCCAAAATCACGGGAGATAAAAGAAGCAAATTTGGCCAGCTTTGAAAGGTCTAAGCCCATTCTCTTTTCCCTAAATTCATATCAGGTTCGAAAATATACCCCTTGCTGTTTTGGAGATCTTTTTTCAAAGGTTTACCTAATTTTACAGAAAAATTCCCAACCTCAATTCCTGATTTTTCTGTAAGCATATCAACCTGATAATAATCCAAATCTCCAAAGCTTATGAATTCTCCAGGCATAGGCGGGTTTTTTGAATTGAACGAAATAAACTTTTGGTCTTTCGCTCCAGCTACAGAATCCGAAAACACTCTACCCTGCCCGTTACCTTTTAGTATGACGATTGAATTTTCTGGTAATTCCATATCCATCCTCTTTTATATATTTCTCAATAGCCCTTTCAAGTTCTGGAGTCATTATAATGCATCCATAACAATCTCGACGGGCCTTCATGGACCTGGCTACAACTGATATTATGTCGGATTTAGTCATATATATTCAAACAATTTAAGACAATTCCCTTTCAGGCTACTAAAGACAATCTCTTTGCCCAAATCATCTATACCAAAAGAATTTGATAATTTTACTTCCATGCAATCGAAAATGTGAAAGTTTTGTTCAGGGCTTTTTATTTCAGGGATAATATTAATGATTTCGTGAAGCGAGTCAGAGGCAAAAATCAAATCATACATTCCTCCAGAAGGCTCGAAACTGTCAAAATTAAAAAGCCAATATCGTTTCATCCCGGTTTTTTCTCCATAATTGCAATCGTCTCTTTTCCGTTTTCGTCCAAGATGTGAACATAATCTATTGGCCTCTTCTTGCCGTCTCTATCAATAAAAACCACATCCACCCCAAAAGGATCAGTTTTTGGTTTTGATAAAATCTTATTGTTTATTATTTCCATTCTGGAAAGGAAACTTACAAGTTTCATAAATCAAACTCCTCTCACCGGCTTATTGTAAATCTTTTCAAGTTCAGAGATACAAATTCCGTCTAAGTCAAAGTATCCGATGTCATCCAACGATGTCACCAAGGACTTCAGGCTCCGGCTCGCACTTTGTAGGAAGCCCTGCCCGTTTCCGGTGCAAGTCCCTCAATTCACATATTGAGATGTATTCAACCATGGCCCTTTCGAATTCTTCTGCTAACTGAGAGTATCTTGCCTCTAATTCCTCATAACTCGGTTTTTCTGAATTGCTCATATACGAATTCCCTTGCTCCGTGCAACTCCATCCTCAAATTCCCAGAGAGCATCTTCAAAATCCTGGATTATAAGCTCCATATCAGGGATCTCATCTATTACCAAACA